TGCTAGGTAGCATTCACGCTCAACCATTGGTCTAACGTCATCGGTGATCACCGCATGGCCCATCATGACCGCCCGCACCTTGTCGCTGGGCTTCGGCACGTCACTGGGCCACATGGTTAGCATTCCAATGCCTGACAGCCGCTATTGCCGCCTCATACCCCAACGCAACACACGCATAAGCCCCGGATGATTGAGCCGCGCGCAAATATTCGATCTGGCCGGGTTGCCATTTGCTTTTGGTGTGATCCTTGCGCTTGATCTCCATCACAAGTGGCACACTGGCCGGAATGATCACGTCAACAGTTCCAGTAGTCATGCCCTCGGCTTTCTGCCAAGCCGCCTGCCCCATAGTCCTGATCCCCTCATTGCGCGGATGAAATGCCAACAATCCCCACGTCTTGGGCCACTGCGCCCGGATAAAGGCGAACAACGTCACCTGATCCGCATTTTCAGTTGCACATTTTCCGCGAAACGTAGGGTCGCCATATAGGTATATATCAGGCGGCAGTATCATGATCGGCTTCCTTATTGTATCCTAGAGCCTCAAAAAAGCCACTATCGGCTTTCTTATAGGTTATGGTCTTAGGCTGTTCTTTCATACCACCAGTTGCGGCCATAAGCATCTCATACCCGCGCCATTGGTATTGGCTTTGCGGCTCTGATGAAACCCAAATAGTAAAACTACGGTATGGCGTAACAATGTCAATTTTCCATTGCGGTTTTCCTGCCCTACTAATCGTTTTATTTGGTGTCCATTGGGTGATCGAGTCAGTTTGAACTTTAGTCGGATCACGTTTTAGGGCTTTGAATTCAAGTCGCAGTTTTTCATTAGGGTCAATGATCTCACCTTTACACTCACAACAATATCTGGCAGCAATGTCATTTTCAGCCAAGCAATGAGGGCATGGCTTAAAACTCCACCGATATCCACATTGAATATAATCCCCCGTCTTGCGATCACGTGTTAAAGCCTGACATCTGCGCCCGCTATGCCCCGGAATAGGTCCGAAGTCGGTTTCAATCCGCAATCCCCGCAGATCAACAAAATAGCCTTCTTTGTCGATTTCATAGCCATCAGGGTTCTTGCGTGATTTGAATATGTTTTCGCCACCGCACAACGGGCAGACGCAGTCAACCGGAAAACTTTCCCCGCTACCCATTCCAACGCGAATGTCCGGTTCAAAAATATCACCGTCTGGAAAGTGGCGTTCAATATTTTCTGAATAGTCCAGAAACAAACAATCTGTCTTTCCGGGGTTTAAACGCAAACCACGCCCAATGATCTGCTGCAACAATCCGGGGCTTTCTGTCAGACGTAGCATTGCCACAACGTCAACATGGGGGGCGTCAAAGCCTGTCGTTAAAACCCCGACGCTGACAAGGTATTTCAAATCGCCGGACTTAAACCGCCTTACGATAGATGCCCGCATATCCTTGTCAGTCGTGCCGTCAACGCAGGCGCTGATTTCAGGGGGCAGGGAAGCGTAAGCCTCATTGGCGTGCTGCACAGTTGCGCAAAACAGCAACACCCCTTTGCGGGCGCTAGATTGGGCCACAATGTCAGCGACAATCTGTGCAGTCAGTCGGCCATGTCCATTGTACGCCCGGTCAACTGCCGATTTGTCAAACGTCTTGCCTGTCAACTCGGTTGTGTCGTAATGTCCTGCACCTGTCTGACCAATAACAACTGGTGTCAAGAATTTCAGATCAAGCAAAAACCGGGCAGTTACTTTGCAAACAAGTTTGGTAAAATATGGGTCTTTTGTTTGAAATTCAGGAACTGGTTTATCGTTTTCGTCAATCTTGTAAATATAGCCTGTCCCTAAACGATAAGGCGTTGCTGTTAATCCAACTACTCTAACATTGGGATTTTTAGCCCTAATGCCGTCAATAATCGTTATAATCGTGGGTGTTATGCCATGCGCTTCATCTACGATAATCATCGCAAACTTATCGCCAAATCTGGACAGCTTATTCTTTACGGTAAGCGGAGTTCCAAACACAACCGGATACTTGGTGCTAATTGTTCCAACCGACGCGCTAAAAATAGATGCACGGTTTCCTGTTTCAAGGAATTTCTGATGATTCTGCTCAGTTAATTCTTTCGATGGCTGCAAAACCAATACCGACTTTCCGCCGCTCATGGCATGAACGGAATTGGCAACCGCAGCGATTACATGGCTTTTACCTGCCCCTGTTGCCATTTCCGCAAGGCAAGGATCACGGGACAAGCGAATATGCCCCATGATATTGTCATGGGCTTCCTGTTGATACGGGCGCAGCATGGTTAGGTGAATTTCCAGTAAGACGATGACACTCCCGTATAAGCCGTAAGATCGGCTTTAGGCAACAATTCCTTGATTGCCTTTGCGTAGCTGATAGCCCCGGCCTTTGTAACCTTAGTCAACTTGCGGCCATTGATCAAGGCATCTTTGTATTGAGCCGCCTCTTGCAACATATCCATGATTTCATCAACACGTTCTTTTGCGCGGTCTTGTGCCTCTTTCATGTCGTCATATTCCGCAATCAACTGCGCAAGTCGTGGCGTGTTAATCTCGCGGCGCTTAGGCTCAAGGTGGATTGGATTGTCAATTTCAGACAAATACCGATCATAAAACGCGCGCAGTTTTGGCAGGTTTTCGTTTAGCCAGTCCTGATCTTGATTGACATGTTCAACGTACTCGCCGTTTGGCGTCCATTGGGCGAAAATAGCCTTATTTCGCCCGGTTGCCAGAATCTCAATCTGAATTTGACCGAAATAGTGGGTTTGATCTAAACGCTTAAATGGCACAGGCGCGGGTTTATTGCGGATTCCGTATGGGCATTTAAATTCTAGGATTGTATCATCGCCGATCAGTCCATCAGGGCTTGCCCCTAGCCAATCCTCGTATGGAAAGAAACCGCATTTCTGAACGTCAAGCCCAGTTGACAATCCAAACAATCCAATGGCATTCGCCTCATTAGATCGCCCCCAAGCCATAGCTGGATTATCTGGAAATTCACTTTCAACGCCATGATAATCCCGAACCATAGAGCGTAATACATCATCAGCCGTCCGATATGGATCATCGCCCAAGATAGCGGCTACGTTACTGCCTGTCACGCGACCTTTGCGCTGTTGAAACCATTCTGGGGAACGTTGTTCTACTTCCATATCATCCATCCTATCTAATGAAAGAGCGGCCATTATAGCCGCCCTTGGTTTATATGTCTAGATCAAAATGGAATATCTTCCCCATCATCGTAGCGCGCGGTGCCGTTGGCTTGACGGTTGACCTGTGACGATCCACCAGAACTGCCATCTTCCCGCTTATTATAAAGCACGCCTTTCAATTCAGTCGGCTTAGTTGCGGGGGCGATACCATCAAGCCAATTGATATTTTTACCGTCTTCTTTAGAAACCATATGGGCCAGACGATACGAAAACGGCTTATTCAGCAATGTTTCTGCAATGTCCTCGTCGGATGGAAGCCATTGTTCTTGACCTGACTTCTGTGCTTTTTTAAGCAACAGTCCTCCACAGTTTGCGTCAATACCCATAAAAAGCTTCCAATGCTTTTCTTTGTATTTCTGCGATCCGTCGCCTTTTTGAGCCAAGTTGCCATTTACAAGCCAGAAATTTGAAAACAGTTTCCGATTTGCGATTTTTACGCCATTAAATTCTTCCGGCGCAAGAATGGTAAACCGCGCGCGCAAACTGCGCTCACCACCCTCTTTTGATCCCCATTTGGCTTCGTCCATCGAAACCTTTAGCCAAGTCCCCCCCGGAAAAACAAGATCCATTCCGCCAGATACTTCGGTCACAACCTCTTTTACAGGTTCCGCATCGCCGCTCAAATCCCAATATGACATCACTTAGCCTCTTTCTTGATTGCAGGAATAAACGGAACAAGGCCAGCCAATGGATTAACACCCAAATCAACTGGCAAAGCCTCAGTAATGCCAAAGCGATTTTTAGACACATTCGACGCTGTGGCAAAACAAACCAATTCACGCGCGCCTGTCGAAACCGCCTTTTTAACCTCGCCAGCATCGCCCTTTGCAAAAGTCTGCAACCGCACAAAACCAACCAAATCAACATCATTGATATACGGATCGGCGCAGTTGACTTTGTTATTCGACGTTATTTTCATCACATACTTAGAATAACCTGCCATGTCCGGCGGCTCAATCTTGTCAACATCAGCATGAGCGATAAATACGATATTCATGCCCTTCTTGTCTTGCAACACCTGACAAGCCTTGCGCAACCGTTGGTGCATCCCAAACAAGACCTGAAAGCCCGCACCGTAACCGCCAGCACATTGGGCAAGGTTATTCTTGCCGTCTGTTTTCATAATCTCCTCGGTGAACAAAACATCAAGTTTTGACACACTGTCAATCACAAGCGTTTCGTACTTGTGATCTTCTTTGATCAATGCCGTGATTTGATCCCACAAGTCTTGCGCTGTTTTTAGCAATGGAAACGCATCAGGCCGAGTTGCGGATGGAACCGCCTTCAATCCATCTTCTGCCCGGATAAAAACAGGCTTGGGAAACGTCGCCGCAAGGCTTGTTTTTCCGTTACCCGCATCACCGAAAATAGTTACAAACCCCGGCCCATCACTGGGCTTTG